AAGAGTTGATGCAGGCGCTAGTAGAGCGGGGTCTGGTAGTAAAGGTTGTTGCCGAAGCAGCGAAAGGTGTCGAAACCATAGCTGTGAAGGAAGACCCTTTAAAGACCGGATCGTTAACGAAAGCGTCAACATCGAATCAGAAGTAATGCACATTATCGCGCCAGATATGGATGGTTATTCGTGGCCAGACGTAGATGGTGCTGCTGTAGATGAGTCACTTTGTTTTCATTCTTGTAGATATCGTGAAGCGTTGTGTAATTTTGATATGCGTAATTATGAAAAAATACCGTCTGTCGTGCGACAATTGGAAAGGATTTATTCAAGTACAAAAGTTGTTTACGATGGATGGCCAAAAAATTTTAAAAAATTTGTTATGAGTCGTGTGGATTGGAATTCATCGCCGGGTTGGCCTTGGAAGAAAAATTATCCGACTAATCGGGACCTTTTTGGTTTCGATGGTATTGACGTTCAGGAAGACCGGATGGTTATGTTTGAGTCTGCCGTTAAACAGCGGTGGATTGATTTAATTAACCGTCCGGTCTCTGATCCGATTTTTGTATTCATAAAACAAGAACCCCATAAGCAGTCTAAAGTCGATAAGAAGTCATGGAGATTGATATCAGGTGTCGGTTTAACCGATACTATGATTGATGCTATTCTTTATGGCAACTGGCTCGATTCGATGATTGCGAAACATCGAGAGATACCGTCGAAAGCGGGTTGGGCACCTAGTGGAGGTGGGTTCGCATGGCTAGCGAAGAGTTTTCGGGATAAAACTCCGATTTCTATTGATAAGTCGTCTTGGGATTGGACAGTTGGACCTTGGCATATTATGCTCTTGGAAAAACTGTTGCCCAGGATGATTTTTTGTAAGGATGAAGAGTGGTGTTCTGTTTTTAAGAATCGTTTCTTCTCGTGCTTTGGTGCGGGTGGTCCGGTTTTTAAACCTTCGTGTGGCTGTGAGTTCAATCAGCTTGTTGATGGAATTATGAAGTCGGGAATGTTGGGAACGATCGGGTTTAATTCGATCTGGCAGGTTGCTATTCATTTGGCTGCCGGCGGGTCGGAGGATGATCTGATTTTTAGTTTGGGTGATGATACGGTTCAAGAAAAACCGCGTGATGTGTCTACTTATATACAGAATTTGACGGGTCTTGGTTGTATTATTAAGGAATATGACCTTGGCTTTCCGATTATTTTTGGTGGGCATGTCATAACGGAAAATTCGTGTGTCCCTGCTTATAGAGCTAAGCATATGTATTTACTTAAATATTTAGAAGAAAATGTGGGTGTAGAAACTCTTGATTCTTATAGACATTTATACGCTTTGGATAGTGAAGTTTCGATTTTTC